CTCAGGGAGGAAGTGAAATGCTTCCCCTCCATCCCGCTATAAGTGATAAGGAGTAAACCTTATCAGCTAAAGCTACTTCACAGAAGTAGCATTATAGCGAGAGTCCCACCTTAGACCATCACTGGTCTTAGGTCTCCCAGGAACTCCGTGCGTCCACTTGCAAGTGGGCGTCGGTGCTTCAGTAATATACTGAAGCACTCCTGAGAGTGTATTGGTAGGCATTCGGCGTACACGGGATTGAATCCCGTATATCCGATACTCATACCTTTGGTACTTTTGATTATACCTCTTTCGGAGGTGGTTATCATTAGCACCTGAGTATGAGACCAAACCAATACTCCCACAGCCGATCCCAATCACCGGTAGGTTCGAAAGTACCCACCTGGGGATTATCGACTCGACAGCTCGTGCGGCATTCCATAGACCTGCTTGAAACAGGTTGTTGGAGTAGTCGATTAGAGACTGTCTCGACTGGGGTCCGGTTGCCTCTAGTTTGGTCGTCTTTATTGGTGTCACATCGACACCTTTAAAGCAATCCATACCGCAGGATTCCCGAAAGTTACCATGGACAAAACTTTTTCCAAGGTTAACCTTCAGGCCTAAAGCATGGAGCAAACCAACTAGAACAACGTATCCGTGCTTGGGTATGATAATATCATCCCCAAAGACGCGGACCTTGTGACGAAACCGGGAGATAGACTTGCAAAATCTATCGTTGCAAATGAAGTCTTCAGGACTTTTAGCTTCAAAACCGCAAGCGGTTAGAGCTATAATCAAGAAGATGATCGATTGCACCGGAAACGTTACCGCTGTCCCTTGACTGGCGAACTTCTTTGGTTTAAAGTAGTTCGGCTTTGCAGTCTTATCAACTGCATCGCACACCCAGCGGGTACGAGTTGCATGAAGGGCTCGAAGCAAGTTTTCATTCTTGCGGAAAGCCCTTTCAACTACGTAACAAGTAAGCCTATCGCTAGCGGAAGATAAATCAACCGTTGCCATAGACTTATCGAGGGAAGCTTTGGAAACGAGCTCCTGAGAAAGGCCCTGGTTCC